CAGGCCCCCGACGTATGGCGAGCGTAGCGAGCAAACAAAAACGCGACCGCAACGCGGCTGTCCTGCGGACATGAGAAAGCCCGCCCGGTGGTGTTCCGGACGGGCTGGTTGTTAGAGGGCGAGGACGACCACGAGGATCGCTGCGATCAGCAGGCCGAAGGCGAGGCCGGCGCGGAGCGTGCCGCGCGTGGGCGGCACTTCCTTGCTGCGCAGGTAGCGCGCAGCTTCCTGCTGGCCGATCTTGCTTATGCGAGCGTCGTGCTTGTCTTGACGGTCGCGCAGCTCGCTGCGCGTGTAGGTCTTGGTGGTCATGTCTTTCACTCCTGTTGAGGGTATGGGGCAGGGCCTTGCGGCCCTGCCTGTTGATCACTCGCCGGCCTCGATGGCGAGGTCGAGCTCTCGGCTCACAATGCCGAGGGCCAGCAGGCAGTCATTATCGTCGCCGCCGTGGGCTTCGATTGCCTGAAGCAATTCGCGCAGTTCAGCGGCGGTTGCGTTGTTCAGCATTACGGCCGCGGCCATGATCGTATCGAGCATGTCAGTTCTCCTGTTGAGGTGGGGAGCCGGGCGCTTGCGCGCCCGGCCCGTTGGTTACTTCTGCTGCTGCATGAAGGCTTGGAACATCTGGAACATTTGTTCCATATCCGGAGCCTCAGCCTTGGCCGGAGCCTCAACCTTGGCCTTGGCCGGAGCCTTGGCCTTGGCCTTGGCCGGAGCCTTGGCCGGAGCCTTGGCCGGAGCCTTGGGCTTGACGAAGAACGCGACTTTGCCGCGCTCTGCGCCGTATCGTCCGAATTTCATGGCGGCGGCTTCAAGGCCACCGAAGCCGATCACTTCGGCATATCCGGATTCGGGCGCAACAGTGACGTTGCCCTTCTCCGACACCTTGTCATACGCTTGGGTGAACGTGAAACGGACGTCGATAAACATGCCCTCAGGCAGGTCGAATTTAGCCATCGCTTTTCTCCTATGCGATGTGGGTTGCGAGCCCTATGTCAAAGACCGTCAGCCCCGCCGGGCTGGCGTCCCTAGCGGCTGGTCGTCTGCCGTTCGGTGAAATCTTTATGGCATAGTGAACACGCGGCGTCAAATCTGCCTTGTTTTATGGGCTTTTGCGCCGCGCTGCGTTGCGTATCGGGCATGGGGGGAGGGGGGCACATGGATTGGGCTTGCCGGCCCCGCCCCGTATTGTAGTAAACCCCGCAAAGCACGACCCCAAAAAAGGAACGTGTATACTTTCAGCGCCCCCAAAAAAGGAACGTGTATACTTTTGGCACCCCCAAACCGCCCCTCTTGCCAGACCCCCCACCTGCAAGCTATCTTCGCAGCATGGACTCACTCCCGCTGCACCACACCAAATGGTCTGACCGGCTGGCCTTCGACGTTGCCCTTGCGCTGGAGGGCAGCGGGGAGACGCTCGACGAGATCAAGCAGCGGCATCGCATAACCGCCTCTGACCTGCTGGTCTTCAACAAGGACCGGGTGTTCCTGAAGAAGGTGGAGGCCTACCGCGAGGACATCCGCGACAAGGGGATCACGTTCAAGCTGAAGGCCCGGGCGCAGGCCGAGGAGCTCCTGACCACCTCGTGGATGCTGATCCACAGTGCCGATGTGTCTCCGGCCGTGAAGGCCGACCTCATCAAGAGCACGGTCAAGTGGGCGGGGCTGGAGGCCAAGGCAGACGAGGGTACCGGTGGTGCCTCCGGTGGGGTGAAGATCAACATCAACTTCGGGAACAACGCGCCGCCCATGACCCTTACGGCCGACGTGGAGGGCGAACTCATTGAGCATTCTGACGAGGTTTGACTCTGCCTATGAGGGGTCTCCGGCAGTCCGCTTGCAGACGCTACGAGAGCATGAAGAACTACGCACGGCGCTTGAAGGCGAAGGCCACTCGTACCGGACGAAGATCATCCCCCCACGTGGCCGAACGCACCGACGCCCAAAAGGACGCCCGCGGGAAATCGTGGTGATGCTGGTGAAGGAACGCACCTGTGGATGACGAGCACGAAGACGAAGACACCCAAGGCTGGCATGTGGTCCCCGTGGGCGATCTGAAGGAGCACACCCCCACCCCCGACTGCTGGTGCTACCCGACGCTGGATCTTGAGGCCGAGGGGCTGGTCTACATCCACCATTCGCTTGACGGACGGGAGCGGGAGGTTCACTGATGGCGCTCGACATCGACTACACCCCGCCGCCGACGGGCGAACGGTTCATGAAGTCGGATGCCAAGATGCGTGTGCTCATGGGGCCCGTCGGGTGCGTTGCACCCGATACTTTGGTGCTCACTGAGTACGGACCTATGCCCATCTGGCGTATAGATCGTCCAATGCGCGTTGTATCGTGGAACGACAAGACATGTCGATTCCAGCTTTCTTGGTGTGGTGGTGCGTTCCCAAAAGGTACGGACTATCTGTTCCAAGTGACAACGCCGCAAGGAGTATTTGCCGCAAACGAACATCACCGGACTTACGCCGCTGGCCATGGCTATCTACCCGTTGGATCGCTTTGCCCCGGTCAGTCCTTGTCCCTATGTTCTGATACCCTTGCGCTGACCAAAGCTTTGTGCGGCCAACCGTTGTCGCTGAAAGATGCTCCGCGTTCGACGAGAATAGCCGTAGATTGTCTGGCGCGTTATGCAGAGTCAGCCCGTCAACGTGGTCTACAACTTCTTCAGGAAGAAGGTACCGACCTAGTTTTTGCTCAAGCACTAGGCGGTGCTCGTACATCAGCTTCCCGGCGCGGTTGGTCCGCTGACGGGCGTATGGGTGGTCTGTTGGAGCAGTTACAAGAACATACCCGTCGTTGTCTACACGACGCCCTGTCTTGTATTGGTGGTTTGCTGAGCCCGGCTGCGCACCTTCTCCCCGACGTGGGAGGTCCAGCTTTAGCAGGACCTTACGGACGTACCGTGGCGTCAGGCCAACAAGGTCGGCTATCTCTACAGACGTCCGAATACCATCCGCCAGAGCCACAATCTTCTTCGTGTTTTCATTCACTGGACATTCCCTCCGTATCCGACGGGGCCATCGTATCGGTCGCTCGGGAGACCGTCAAGCGGTCTTACTGGGACATGCAAGTGCTCGACACGAATAACTACGTCACGGTGGATGGAACGATCCACCACAACTCGGGCAAATCCGTGACCTGTAGCTTCGAGATCATCCGCCGGGCGGCCATGCAGGAGCCTGACGAGAACACGGGCAAGCGGCGGACGCGGGCGGCCATCGTCCGCGAGACGGCGCGGCAGCTGCAGGACACGACGATCAAGACGTTCCTCGACTGGTTCCCGCCGGGGGTGTGCGGGCGGTACATGCGCACCACCAAGACCTACTTCTTCGAGGTCGGGGATGTCGAGTGCGAGGTGATGTTCCGGGCGCTGGACGATGCCGATGACGTGGCCAACCTGAACTCGCTGGAACTGACCTTCGCGTGGTTCAACGAGTGCAGGGACATCCACCCCGAGATCGTCGATGCCATGTCCAAGCGGATCGGGCGATTCCCCAGCTCCAAGGATGGTGGGCCGACGTGGTTCGGGATGTGGGGGGATACGAACCCGCCCACCATGGACACTTGGTGGTACTACCAGATGGAGAAACTTGACCCGAAGGACGGCGTCTCGCCTAACGACAATGGGTGGGATGTGTTCAAACAACCGTCGGGGCGGAGTATCTACGCGGAGAATATCGAGAACCTGCCGGAGGGGTACTACGACACCCAAGGCCGGTCGGAGGACTACATCCGGGTATTCATCGATGGTGAGTATGGGCTGAGCTCGGCGGGGCAGCCGGTCTACCAGTACTTCCGGCCGGACTACCACATGGCATCACAGCGGCTGCGGCCGATCATCAACGGCACGCGCCCCGTCGTCGTGGGGATGGACTTGGGGTTGACCCCGGCAGCCGTCTTGGGGCAACAGGATCCCCGCGGGCGGGCGCTCATCCTCGACGAGCTGGTGAGCTTCGACATGGGGGTGCAACGCTTCGTCCGCACGATGCTCAAGCCGTTGCTGAATGAACGGTTCTCGGGCAGTCCCGTCCTCATCGTTGTCGATCCGGCCGGCGTGCAGAGGGCGCAGACAGACGAGCGGAGCGCGGTCGACATCATCAGGGCCGAGGGGCTCAAGGTCATCCCGGCCAAGACCAACAAGGTCAGTGCCCGGCTCAACGCCGTCGACGACTACCTCATGAGGCAGGTGGACGGGGACAGCGCGTTCGTCGTGGATCCGCGGTGTACGCAGCTCAAGGCGGCCATGATGGGTGGGTACCGGTTCGACAAGAACGGGAAGATCGACAAGGCCGGTCCGGCGGGGCGGCATAGCCATGTGGCCGAAGCGCTACAGTATCTGATGCTGCATATATCTAGTGCCTCGCTCGACGGGACACACAATATGCAGGCCCGGGCGGTAAAAAGGGTTGCAGCCGCCGGCTGGACATAGTATGCAGAGGGCGTCACTCCGACCTCCCTGTTGGAAACTCGCTCTACTTGCCCCCGTCGGATCCTCCCCCCGACGGGGGTCTTTTTTCTTGGGCTTGCCGCAACATATGGCTGTGTGTATATTGTAGGCAGCTATAGCTTGTGATGGAACCTAATGGCTGGCCTGACCATCCTGCGTGTCGTCGACAACGAGACTCTTGCCCGTGCAGAGCAGGAGCGCATCGACCGTGAGTTGGCGGCTCGGCAAAACGATCCATTCGTACTTGGGTTGGTGGCGTATCTACGTGAATGCTGGGACGCGGCTCGTATCGCCAAGAAACCCATCGAGTACATAATGTTGCGCGCCATGCGGCAGCGTAACGGCGAGTACGAGGCTGACAAACTACAGCAGATCCGTGAGCAGGGCGGCTCGGAAATCTACATGATGATTACCGAGGTGAAGTGCCGGGCCGCGGAGAGCTGGCTGCGGGACATCCTGCTCGATCAGGGAACACCCCCTTGGGATCTGCAGCCTACGACAATCCCGGATCTGCCGCCCGACGCCGAGGACCAGCTGCAGCAGGCCGTGGCTCGCCGGCTTGTGGACATCATGCAGCAGACGGGTCAGGCCCCGGCGCAGGAGGACATGGCCGCGCTGCGGGAGATGGTGGCGCAGGACTACAGGTTCTCTCTACTGCAGGAAGCGCAGAACCGCGCCGACAAGATGCGGTACAAGATCGAGGACCAGTTCGAGCAGGGCGGCTGGGCGCAGGCCTTCAACGAGTTCATCACGGATCTTGTGACCTTCCCGTGTGGGTTCGTGAAGGGGCCCGTCGTACGCCGGCAGCGGATCCTGAACTACACCAAGGCTCCGGATGGCTCCACGGTTGTGGAGAGCGCTGAGCGGCTCGGGCCAGAGTATGAGCGGGTTGACCCGTTCCGGATCTACCCTGAGCCCGGGATCACCAACATCGCCGATGGGTATCTGTTCGAGCACCACCACATGAGCCGGATGGAGCTGGCCGATCTGATCGGCGTGCCCGGGTACGACGACGATGCGATCCGTAAGGTCCTTGAGGTTGGCAACGGCCAGTCGTGGATCAATGAGGACGTCGAGCTCCAGAAAGAGGAAGAGGAGCGGAAGTTCTACGCCTACAACTCCCCGACCGAGATGTTCGATGCGCTTGAGTTCTGGGGGCAGGTGAGCGGCGAGATGCTGCGTGAGTGGGGGCTGAGTGAAGACGAGGTGCCGGACCCGGCTCGCGAGTACGATGCCAACGTGTGGGTCGTCGGGAACTATGTGATCAAGGCGGTCCTGAACTACGATCCGCTGGGCGAGAAGCCCTATGCCAAGACCAGCTTCATCAAGCAGCCCGGCGCCTTCTGGGGCAAGGGGATCCCGGAGATCATCGAGGATCTGCAGAGCGTCTGCAACGCGGCCGCGCGGTCGCTCGTGAACAACATGGCGCTGGCCTCCGGGCCGCAGGTCGAGGTCAACCTCGAACGCATACCGCCGAACGAAGACATCACCCAGCTTCACCCGTGGAAGATCTGGCAGGTGACCAACGACCCGCTGGGGTCGAGCGCGCCGGCCGTGCGTTTTGCACAGCCCGATTCTCGTGCGAACGAGTTGATGGGTGTGTACGACCGGTTCTCTCGGCTGGCAGACGACCATTCTGGTATCCCCGCCTACGTCTACGGGGATCTGAATGTGCAGGGGGCCGGGCGCACAGCGTCTGGGCTCTCGATGCTGATGGGGTCTGCTGGCAAGGGGATCCGGCAGGTTGTGATGCACATCGACAACGATGTGACCCACCCCATCGTTCGGCGCCAGTTCATCTACAACATGCGCTACGACCCGGACGAGTCGATCAAGGGCGACGCTGAGATCGTGGCCCGCGGCGCGATCAATCTGGCGGTCAAGGAGACGGTCAACGTGCGTCGGGTCGAGTTCCTCAACGCGACGGCCAATCCGATTGACATCGAGATCATGGGTGTCGAGGGCCGGGCGGCCATCCTGCGCGAGGTGGCTAAGGGGCTGCAGATGCCGGTCGATCAGGTTATCCCGTCCCGCGAGAAGATGTCCTACGAGGAGCAGCAGCGCGCCAAGAGCGCAGCAGCCCAGATGGGATCGCAAGGTGGCGGTGAGGCCACA